TGACGTGGTTGACTACTCAACAAGTGAGGTTCCGCAAGAACATAAGTCGTTTAACCTGATTGAACTTGAAAATGGTCAATTTGCACTCTATCCGAACAACCGTTGCAGAGTCTATGACATCTCTCTTACACCACAAGAGGCGAAAGTACCTGATTTTAAGGTCTCTACGGAGTATTATCAGGTCGAAAACGGTGTAAAATGGGGTAGATTGGGCGATTGTGACGACTATTTCTGGAAAACACCCGACGAAGAATAAAATTGTTAAGAAACGCTATAAATAAACATATAAAAATGTCACAATATGGCGATCAAACGTATATCAAGGGGTTTTAAGGACATAAGTTTGTCTTTTTTACCTCATCCAGTCACAAATGACCTTCCCATTCTTCTGAATGAGAGGGCAATTGTACGTTCTGTGCGAAATATTGTCGAAACAATACCAACTGAGAAGTTCTTTGACTCTCTTTTTGGTTCTGAAGTACGTGATAGTCTATTTGAAAACTTTACTCAGTCTACAGTTACAATACTTGAAGATCAAATAAGGACTAGTATTCTAAATTATGAACCAAGAGTTGACAATATTAATGTAGATGTGGATGGTAAACCTGATTTAAACACTTTAGAGGTTACTGTATTCTTTGATATTATTGGTTTAGACGTTCCTACACAAACATTTTCATTCATATTAGAGCCCACTAGGTAATATGCCGTTTACACAGTTTTCAAACTTAGATTTTGAGCAAATAAAAGTTCAAATAAAGGATCATCTTCGGTCAAATTCAAATTTTACTGATTTTGACTTTGAAGGATCTAACTTTTCAGTCTTAATTGATACTTTAGCGTACAATACCTACATTAATGCGTTCAATGCAAACTTGGTTGTCAATGAATCCTTCCTAGATTCGGCAAGTGTAAGGGAAAATGTGGTCTCTTTGGCACGAAACATTGGTTATGTACCTCGTTCTAAGACTGCTGCAGTTGCAAAAGTAAGAATTGAACCAGTTGAACTCGAAAATCCCACAGATATACCATATATACGACTAAAAGCAGGTTTATTTTGTGTTGGGTCAACAAATAATACAACTTTTAGATTTTCTATACCCTCAGATATCACCTCTGTAAGAAAAAATAGTGATAATAAGTACGTTTTTGATGATATTGATGTATTTGAAGGCACATATCTAAGTTCAAGATTTAGTTCAATCTCACCACAAACAAATCGACAAAGATTTATTTTAGATAATCCAAATATTGACACAACAACGTTAAGAGTTAGTGTCAATAGTAGAAAATACTCTATGGTTGATAATATTTTATCATTAAACAAAAACTCTGAAATCTTCTTGTTACAAGAAGTTCAGGACGGAAAGTATGAAATATTATTTGGTGATGGTTTATTTGGTAAACAGTTACAAGATGGTGATAGTATCATTGCATCATATATTGTTACTGATGGTGAAGATGGAAATGGTCCTGCTAACTTCTCATTCCAAGGAACATTTTTAGATCATAATGATCCACCTCAATTAATTACTCCAAATGATAATGTAGTACTAACTACTGTTAATTCCGCTTCTAACGGCGGTGAAGCAGAAGATCTGTCCTCTATTAAGTATTTTGCACCTAGACTTTACTCAGCACAATACAGAGCAGTTACATCAAGGGATTATGAAGCAATTATATCAACAATTTATCCTAAAACTGAATCTGTTGCCGTCATAGGTGGGGAAGAATTAGATCCACCACAATTTGGTAAAGTTCAAATTAGTATCAAACCAAAAAATGGAACATTTGTTTCTGACTTTGACAAGCAACAAATTAAAAATAAATTAAAGAGTTATGCTATCGCTGGCATCAATTCCGATATAATTGATCTTAAAATCATATATGTCGAACTTCATTCAACAGTTTACTATGATTCTTCAAAAATTTTAGATTTTTTAAATTTAAAATCTTCCATTGTTAATGCGTTAACAAACCATTCAAAGAATGTTGAAATGAATAAGTTTGGTGGTAGATTCAAGTATAGTAAAATCAATCAATTAATTGATAGAGTTCATGAAGGTATTACATCTAATATTACTAAAGTAATCATTAGAAGAGATTTGAAAGCATCTCTAGATACATTTGCACAGTATGAATTATGTTTTGGTAATCGTTTTCACATAAACCCAGAAGGATTTAATATTAAGAGTACTGGATTTACTGTTTCTGGATCGAGTAAGACAGTTTATCTTACAGACGTTCCAAATAAAAGATCAGATGGTTCATTAGATGGTAGTCAAAAAGGTACACTGAGTGTAGTAAGTACTAATGAAAAAAATCAAAAAAATGTTATTTTAAAAGATGTTGGAATTGTTGATTATAAAAAAGGTGAAATAATATTAAATACAATTAATATTACATCAACAGTAGCATCAAATAATATTGTTGAGATTCAGGCATTCCCAGAATCAAATGATATTATTGGATTTAAAGATTTATATCTCTCATTTGACGTTTCAAATACTACGATAAATATGGTAAGAGACGTAATTGCTTCTGGAGAAGATGTATCAGGCGTTGTTTTTGCAAGAGATTACTACACATCAAGTTACTCAAATGGGGTGCTAGAGAGGATATAAAATATGTCGCAAATTGAAAAAAGAATAGAAGTTAACAGAATTATTGAGAATCAGTTACCAGAGTTTGTGGTATCTGATTTTCCTAAAGCTGCTGAGTTTTTAAAGCAATATTACATCTCACAAGAATATCAAGGTGGTCCTATTGATTTAACCACCAATTTAGATCGTTATCTTAAAGTTGATAATCTAGTACCAGAAGTTATTACTGGTTCTACAATATTAACTGCAGATATAACATCTTCAGAAACTGGTATTGGTGTATCATCAACAAAAGGATTTCCTTCTGAATATGGTCTTTTAAAGATTGGTGATGAAATTATCACTTATACAGGTATTACAACTAATTCATTTACTGGTTGTGTTCGTGGATTTAGTGGTGTAACTGGATACAATGTTGGTGTTACATCATCTCTAATAGAAGTTAATAATCAAAAGTTAGTATTTGAAGACACTTCTGCATCATCTCATAAAGAAGATGCAACAGTTACTAACCTCAGTGTATTATTTTTACAAGAATTTTATAGAAAAACCAAAAGAACTTTTTTACCTGGATTAGAAGATAATGAATTTCATTCTGATATTGATGTAGGTAATTTTGTAAAATTTGCTAGATCTTTCTATCAGTCGAAAGGTATTGAAGAATCACTTAAGATATTATTTAAAGTATTATATGGCATTAATCCAAAGGTTACAGATTTAGAGGAAAGATTAATAAAACCATCTTCTGCAGAATATATTCGTAGAGAAGTTGTGGTCGCTGAAAATGTAAGCATATATGATCCATTAAAGCTTGTTGGTCAAACTATATTTAAATCTACTGATAATAGTACCAATGCTTCGATTTCTGAAGTAGAGATATTGAGTAGAGAAGGAAAAACATATTATAAACTCTCATTATTTGTTGGTTTCGATGATAAGGATTTAATTGAAGGTGTATTTACTATACCAGGTAAAACTAAAATATTAGAACCAGTTTCAGTAGGATTCTCAACTATAACAGTAGATTCTACAGTTGGATTTGGTACTACTGGAACAGTTGTTAGTGGCAACAATACTATTAATTACACATCAAAGAGTATAAATCAATTTTTCGGATGTACTGGTGTTAATAATAACATTTCAACAGCAGATGACATTAGATCTGAAGAAGTAATATTTGGTTTTGAAGATGGAGATTTGGCAAAGAAAGTTGAATTACGAATTACTGGTGTTATTTCTGATTTTGTTCCTGTATCTAATGTAAATCTAATAAAAGAAGGTGAAAAAATATATGTAAAGAATGTTGGAGAAAAAATAGATAATCCAACAATAAACAAATCTTATAAAGAAATTTTTGCTAATTCTTGGATTTATAATACAAGTTCTAGATATTTTGTAAAGGAAATTAATTCTGGTAGATTTGTCTTAAATAGTAAGATTGATAGATCAAGTTTAAAATTAGGAGACTCTTTTGCTGTTGTAAAGAGAGGATCTCAAACAAATGAAGTAATATTTACTGTTGATAATATAGATTTAAATACAAATTCAGTAGGACCTAGTGGTTTAAGTGGTTGGACTCCTATTGTTAATCAACACTATGATATTAGAAGAGTTGTTAATAAAGCAACAAGTTCAGGAATTGAACTAACTGAAGGTAATAATTCAATATTATCTGATGTATTGAATGTTTATAATGATAGTTCTGCAGAAGGATATGTAGCATCAAACTCATTACCAAGTTATGATGTACAGAAAAATATTATAAAAGAGACTTTATCATCATCTAATACTGATATAAATGATTCTGATTTTGCACTTAGAGAATCTAATGCACTTGGACAATATGGATTAATTGCATTTGATTTACCTGCAAATACAAATCTTAAGTTTGTTCAAGGTGATGCTGTAATTTATAATGCAGGTATTTCTACACTGTCAATGGCAGGTCTTCAGGAAGGAAGATTGTATTATGTAGATGTTCTTCCTGCTGAACCAAATTCAGGCATACATTCGATAAGATTGTATAATTCCAGAGCAGAAATTGGAGGATTTGATACAAATATTAAAGTAGGAGTTTCCACAATTGCATTGACAACTCATACATTTACTTTAGCAGATCATCATAATAAAAAGTTAGGTTCAAATAAAATACTTAGAAAATTTCCATTATCGCAAAATTTATATAAAGTTAAAAATAATGAAAGACCAACAAATAATATTGGATTATTAATAGATGGTGTTCAAATACATTCTCCCCTATCTGATGACATAATTTACTATGGTCCACTTAATTCTGTTGAAGTTTTTAATGAAGGTATAGGTTATGATGTTGTAAATCCACCTAAAGTTGTTGTTGAGAATAGTACAGGAACAACTGCATTAGTGGATCCTATACTAAGTGGTACAGTTAAAGAAGTTTTAGTTGATCCTCAAGATTTTGATATTGAGAAGGTTAATAGTATTTCATTAACAGGTGGAAATGGTTCTGGATGTTTCCTTGAACCTATTCTTGGACCAAGATTTAGAGAACTTGAATTTGATAGTAGAGACGTATTCTTTAATGGTGGTGTTTCTATTGCAGAAGAAACAATTACATTTACTGGATTACATAATTTAGAAGATGGTGAGGTAATATACTACAACAGTAACGGAAATGCAGCCATAGGAATAGGTGCTGCTTATGACCTTACAAATACAATAATAGGAACACTTGCAGATGGTGCACCTTATTTTGTAAGGGTGGTTAATTCTAGAACTATAAGATTGTTTAATAAAGTTTCAGATGCGTTAGTTGGCACTGCAGGTATCAATACAGTTGGATTGTCTACAGACACTTCAGCAAGTGGTATTCATAAGTTTAGAACTGAATCTAAGAATACTCTTAGAAGTATAAATGTCATTGAATCTGGTTCTGGTTATCAATATAGAAATTTAAGAGTAGAACCATCAGGTATATCAACTGCTTTTGATACAATTAATTACAAGAATCATGGTTTTAATGAAGGTGATATTGTTGAATATTCATCAACAAATACTACTATATCTGGTTTAACAACTACAAATTCATATAAAATTGTTAAAATTGATAATAATTCATTCAAACTTGCAAATGCAGGTGTAGGTGGTACATCTACATTTGATTATGATAGGAGTAAATGTGTTAATTTAAATTCTACTGGTACTGGGTATCAGAAATTTAAATATCCAGACATTAAAGTTAATGTCGATGTTTCTTATGGATCAACGGTAACAGGAACTTTTAACTTCACTCCAATTATTACTGGTCAAATTATTGATTCTTATCTATATGAAAAAGGAACAGATTATGGATCAACTATATTAAATCATCAGAAAAATCCCGATGTTACTATTCAAACTGGTAAAGATGCTGCAGTAAAATGTTTAGTTGTTGATGGTAAAATAGGAAGTGTTACTGTAACTAATAAAGGTGAGCAATATTTCTCAGCACCAGAATTAGAGATAGAGGGGGATGGAAGTGGTGCTATTCTTAGACCTATAATAGAAAATGGACAGTTATCTGATGTTATTATAATTAATGCTGGAATTGGATACAGCACTGCAAATACAAATGCATTTGTTAAGTCTAGGGGTAGAAATGGATATTTAGAATCTCGTGTTAGAAATTTAACTCTTAATAATATTAGAGATAATGAATTAGATAATGATTATTTGGATTCCACTGGATCTGAATTTTCATATAATATTATTGGATATGATCAAGATTTAGCAGATCATTTCTCAGAAAGTTTTGAAAAAGATACGAATACTGGAGAATTTTTAAATGTAACAGATCATTCACCAATAATTGGTTGGGCATATGATGGAAATCCAATTTATGGACCTTTTGGATATGAAAATCCAGATGATATCAACTCTATCGTTAGAATTTTAGACACTGGATATACTTTAAGTTCATCTCAAGTAGAAAATAGACCAACTGGATTTGATGCTGGTAGATTTGTTGAGGATTATGTTTATGATGATAGTGGTCAATTAGATATTCATAATGGTAGATTTTGTAAAACACCAGAATTTCCAAATGGAATATATGCATATTTTGCTGGAGTTACAACTAGCACTTCATCTAATAAGTTAATATCAAAATTCCCATATTTTATTGGAAACACTTATAAATTCCCACTTATTAATGATAACTTGATATTAGATCAAGATTTTGATTTTAATAGTTCAAACTTATTAAGAAATACTCAACCATATAAAGTTGGTGAAGAGTTTGCTGAGAATGATTTTATAATTGAATCAAATGAATCAATAAGGCAATTTTCAGTTGTTGAATCAATTCATTCAGGTGAGATTAAAAATTTAAACATTTTAGATGGTGGTTCTGGATATAAAATTGGTGATTTTACAGATTTTGATGATTCTGAAACAGGTGGTATAGGTTTTCAGGCACAAGTTGATGAAATTGTTGGTATTGGTGTTTCTAAGATTGAAACAGTTTTAACTAGATTTGAAAATTCTGTATTTGAATGGAAAGATAATCGTGAAGTAATAGCACATCATCTACCTTTTATTGAATTAAATGATCAAGATAATGTGGTGATATCTGGATTAAGTACAAATATTGTTAATTTAACAGATTCATTTAAAGTTGGTGTAAAAACTGATACAATAGGATTAGCAAAAACAATGGCAGTTAACAATAATGCTGCTGGAGTTATTGAAGACATTTATGTAAATCAAATTCCAGATACGGTTTCTATTGGTGGATCAATCAGAATTGGTTCTGAAGCAGCTAAAGTTTTAACTTTATTTGATGTTAATAAAGTAATTAGAATTAGAAGATTTAATACTGGAATTGCTCATACTTATGGTTCTAATATTGACGTATTAAATAACAAAATTTCTATACCTGTAAGAACGGAAAGATTTAATTCAAAACCTAATGATATAGTATTTTTCAATAGTACTCAGCAAGTTGGTGTTGGTGTAACTTCAGGTAGTGCCATCACAAGAGATTATCATATAGGGGAAACTAAAATTGAAGTACCTATTCCAACTAGAACAATATATCTACCAAATCATCCATTTATAACTGGACAAGCAGTAAGATTTGCTATGAATCCTGGTGCAACACCATTTACTGCAAGGGGTGGAGAACATTCCACTACATTTAATCTACCAGATGCAACAACTTCTTTTAGTGATGTTTTCGTAATTAATAAAGGTGAAAATTACATTGGATTGGTAACTCAAAGATCATCTATAGGTAGTACTAGTGAAGGTGTTTTCTTTAATGGTGGTGGATCATCTTCAGGTATTTCTTCTGGATTATATTCAATAACTTCAAAGTTTGATCAAGTAATTGGTGATATTGATAGAATAACTTCTACAGTAACAACAAATGTTTCTGCAGCAGATACAACAACTCACGGATTAGCAATCAATGATGTTGTTAAAATGAATGTAAAACCAAATTTATCTGTTGGGTTTGGTAATAGTTCACCAATATCAGTAAAATATAACTCACAGTTTGAAAAATTACTCTTTAATGAAGTAGAATTTGCCGCTGCTGATGTAGAAACAAATAGAATTGATATAAGTGGTCATGGATTTAAAACTGGAGATAAAGTATTTTATGATGGAAATGCCAATGGATTAGAAACAGGATCATATTTTGTATATGAAGTAAGTGATAGGTATTTCCAATTAGGTGAAACATTCAAGGATGTTACAGTTAATCCACCAAGAATTTTACCAATAACAGCATCTACAGGAGGATCTGGTCAAAAAATTTCTTTAATAAATCCTCAGATAAATGTTGTTAAAAATTCTAAAGTAACTTTTGGATTATCTGATACATCATTATCTGGATTTGATTTTAGAATATATTATGATGATGCATTTAAGAGTGAATACAATAGTTCTCAAGATACAAATAATTTTAATGTGACTCAATATGGTGTGGTTGGTCTTGGAACTAGTCCATCTGATCCAATTGGAGCTGCTGTAACAATTTCATATTCAAATGAATCTCCTAATGTATTATATTATTCTTTAACAAAAGGTGGATATATTAGTACTTCCGATAAACAAGTTATTAATGGTTCCGAAATAAAATATATTGATAGTGCTTATAGTGGAGAATTTAAAGTATTTGATATTACAAATGATACTTTTAAAATTTCACCAAGAAGGACTCCCGAATTTTTGACTTATGAAGAAAGAGATTGTGATGTTATTGAGTATTCTACTAGATCTAAAAATGTCGTTGGTTCTATAAAAGATTTAAAAATTACATCTAAAGGATTCAATTATAAAGTTTTACCTGGATTTACATCAGTTACTAGTGTTAGAGGTAAGAATGCAAATATTGTAGCAATTTCAACTACAATTGGTTCTGTTAAAGATGCTCGTATTGTTGATATTGGATATGAATATTCTTCTGATAAGACTTTAAGTCCAGAAGCATTTATTTCACCTACTGTAAATGTTGATAATCTCGATGTTATAGAGTCAGTTAATGTTATTAGTGGTGGAAAAGAATATACTAGTCCACCCGATTTATTACTCTTTGATCCAATTGATAATAAGATAGTTGATAATTCATCTTTAATTGCTAAGGTTCCAAATCAAACTATTGCTGAAGTTGAATTATTTGTACCAATTCAAGGATTAGATTCTATAAGTCATAATATAATAGCAATTAATAACTCTAATGGTGTTGGAATACGTTCTATGCAGAGTAGTTCTTCTGGATTAGTTACTTGTTTCCTAGATACACCACTTAATGGGTATTTTACTGCACCATTTACTACTGGAGATAAAATATTTGTTGAAGGTATTCAACGTGAAGGTGAATCTGGAACTACTGTAGTTGGTGTAGGTACAACTGGAGGACAAGGTGGTATTGGAACTTCTACCAATATCATTGGTGATGGATTTAATTCAGAAAACTATAATTACCGTTTCTTTGATGTTATTGAATATTCCAATAGCAATCCAGCAGTTCTCAAGTTTAGTGTGGCAGGATTAACTACTAATCCAGGTGTTGCAAAGACATTCCAATCTGGTTATGCATCATTAATCAATAAAAATAATTATCCAGTATTAGAACCTGTTCAAGTTAGAGGTAAATTCCAACTTAGTGAACAAGTAAGAGTTGATAGTGGTAATGGATATATTGATACCGATCTTATAATTGTTGAAGTTAGAGATGATTATGTTAAAGTTGATGGTGATTATAGATTGAATAATGGTGATAGGATCAAGGGTATTGTTAGTAATGTAAGTGCAGAAGTAGTTGGTATTATTAAAAAGGAAGCTAAATTTAAGATAGATTATTCCAGTAAACAAAATGTTGGTTGGACTGATGGTATAGGAAAATTAAATGAAGATTATCAAGTCATACCTGACAATGATTATTTCCAAAATCTTTCTTATACTGTTGAAAGTCCGATAGAATGGGAGAAAAGTGTAGATCCAGTTAATAGATTGGTTCATCCTGCAGGATTGAAGAATTTTGCAGATACTATAATTGAATCTGTATCAGAATCAAAAATTTCATATGGTTCAACAACAGTCAATGCCATAACTTTAGACATTGTTAATGATCCAAAACGAGTTGATGCTATTAATGTTTTTGACCTTGCTACTGATTTTGATAGAAGAGATAATCAATCCAAATTTGCACAAGTATCTAATAAACAATTAACCGACTTTACTAAGTGTAAGTCTAATAGAGTTCTTATTCATGATGATATAAGTAGTAAGTTTTCAAGCAAAGGATTCCAAGCATCAACTACTGAATTAGAAGAATTAGATAGTACATTCTCTCATTATCTTGTTCAGATAATAGATCCAGATACTTTTGACACTCAAGTTTCTGAATTAATTGTTTTAACAGATACTAATAATGCATATTTACTTGAAAAATCAACTGATTTTACAACAACGAAGTTAGGTGATTTTACAGCAGAGTCTAATCCGATAGATCAAACAAAAACTATAAACTTCTTCCCAACAGAAGTATTTACGAAGGATCATGATATTAAATTATTGAAGACTGACTTTAGAACCGATCAGGTTTCTGCCGCATCTACAAATGAAATTGGGCAGGTTGAGTTATCATCTACAATTGTTGGTGTTGGTAGTACCACTGTAGGATTTACAACAACTACTATTGTTGAATATCCTAAGACGGACTTTAATGCATTACATGCAAGTCTTATTATACAAAATGATCTTACTAAAGATGTAAATTATAGTGAAGTAATTGTAGATTTTGATGGTGTTAATACTTATATCGCTGAGACATTTATTGATACTAGACAAAATTCATCTACCACAAATAAGGTTGGTTTAGTTACTGCAGTATTTGAAGACAATAGAATTAGATTACAATGTTTAAATGATCAAGCAACTACTCTTACTGTTAGTGCGAATGTTGTTGGATTAGGAACTACAACTGCAGGAATAGGAACTCATAGATTCGCAGTTCCTGGACAAGAACCTGGTTCTGAAAGAAGTGCTAGACTTCATTCAGATTATTCATCTGGTACAGGTGCATATACTTTTGCAACCTTAGATAAAAATCTTGATAGTACTATCAAATCTCTTGTTAGAGTTTCTTGTGGAGAAACATCTGCTATTCATCAATTAATTGGAATGAGAGATATTGATGATGTTTTGACTGTTCAATATCCATTTGTTTCTGCTGGATCAACAACTGGTATTGGTACATTTGGTGGAGAAATAAGTGGTAGTAATATAAACATTAAATTCTATCCTGATACAGAGTATTCTTCAGCATTAACTGAAGTTCAATCATTTAATCAAGTTCTTTACACTACAAATGATTTTGATAATACTGCACCTGTTTATCAATTTGGTGAGGCTGAGAAGAGAATATTCTTATCAGCATATGATGGACTTAATGGAAATAGAGCAAATAAAACAGAATTTGATTTAACACACGAAAATACACCAATTTATACTAAAACATTTGATCCTACAAATACTGGTATTCTTAGTACAACAACTGGTATATTCACAATCGATAATCATTTTTATAATAATGGTGAACAATTAGAGTATACTCCAAGTTCAACTATCATTGGACTTGCTGCAACTGCAGTTTCTATAGCATCTACTGCAAATAGTGCAGGTGTTGTAACTACTATTTTACCAACTACAGTATTCCCTAAAGTAATAAATGAGAGACAATTCCAGTTATTTACCAGAAAAGAATATGTAACTGCCTCTGGTGCACTTCCAGTAACATTCACTGGAACTGGATCTGGAAATGCTCATAAGTTGAATATAACTAAGAAATTATCAAAAACTGTTATTGGTTTAGATGGTATAGTACAACAACCAATCTCATTTACATCAATCGAACATACATTAGATGGTGCTATTGGCATTGGAATTACACAATTCATATTAAGTGGAATTAGTTCAGTACAACCTAAAGATGTATTGAAGATTGATAATGAATATATGAAAGTTGACCAGGTTGGATTTGCAAGTGTTCAAAATGGTTTTATTAACGATTCTACTGCAGTTTCCCTTGGAATCGCTACATTGCCTGTTGTGAGGGTGCAGAGAGGATCTTTAGGTATAGGAGCAACTCCACATAGTGATGGTGCTGCAGTAAGAGTTCATAGAGGATCATTTAATATTGTTGATAGTAAAGTATTTTTCCTTGATCCACCTAAAGGAAACACCAGATCAAGAAGGGCAGATGACAATTTACCATTTGTAAAGGCAGAATTTAGTGGTAGAACTTTCTTAAGGAGTGACTACACTACAAATATGGTATTTGATGATATCTCTGATGTCTTTACTGGTATTGGTAGAACATATAGTTTAACTGTAGGTGGAGCAAATACCAGTACAGGAGTTGGAATTGGTAATGGTGTATTATTCATCAATGGAGTTTTCCAAACACCATTAACAGTTAATAACACAGGTAATAACTATGAATTTGAAAATGACACAACTGCGGGTATTTCAAGTGTTGTATTTACTGGCATATCTTCTGTTAATGGAGATTTTATTAAGTCTGATTTTGACATTAACCAAAATCAATTACCTAGAGGTGGTCTAATTGTATCTCTTGGTTCTACACCTGGTTTAGGATATGCTCCTCTTCTTGGTGCTGAAGTTAAACCTAAACTTGATGTTGCAGGATCCATAGTTTCTATTGTTGGTATTGGTACTTCTATAGGTGCTCTTGCTAAAGTTCCTGCTAATTCAAGATTGGGTATTCAAACTGCAGATTATGATCATATAACAGGAATTATTACAGTTACAACAACTAAAGTTCATGGATTCTCTTTAGATTTTCCTTCTATGGTTAAATTGAGAGATTTAGAATTTACTTGTTCTAATGAACATGCAGGTGTAACTACAACATTCTTCCAAGATCATGAACGTCCACTTCATTTAGTTGGAATAATATCAGATAGAACTTTTGAAGTTGATGCTGGTATCTGCACCATACCACATAATTATAAGACTGGTGGTAATGCTTGGGAATTCTTTAATGATTTAACATTTGGTAGTGGTTATTATGGTCCTGTTGCTATTGGTGTTACAGACATTGAGTTTGTTCATAAATTTGCAAGTTCGACTAATAATTCTATTACTGCTAATACTAGTGCACAGTTTACACCGACAGCAGCGAATTATGATTCTCCTAGTGGTAGATTAAGTCTAACAGTGGGAAGTCATTCTTTACAAGCAGCAACTAAACATACGGTTACTGATGCTCAGTATGATGCTCGTGTTGGTATAATGACTGTTACAGTTGCTGGACATGGATTTAATAATGGTGATTTTGTTAAGTTTGCAGATAATTCATTAACATTCAAATGTTCAATGGATAATAATGCAACCAATCATACTTATCCAAGAGCATCTGATCCATCTAGCAATACTTGGTTACAAATTTCAAATAAAACAACTAATACTTTTAGAGTAAATGTTGGAACATCACCAATAGTTACATTCACACCAACAGGTGCTGATTATAACCCAGTTACAGGATTGATGGAATTAGAGATTGGTGCTCATAGTTTAAATGCAGGTACAAGTATTAGACTTGCACCTAATTCATTGTCATTTACCTGTGATACTGATAATAATTCAAGTACCAAAACTTATCCTAGATCAACAGATCCATTACATAATACTGCCATTAAGATTCTATCTGTAACTGACACTACGATTACTATTCAGACTCTAACAACAATACCATCTACAAACACTGCTAGACATACGTTCTTAAGTGCTTCAAGTGGTGCAGTTATTAGTGGTGGGGAATATGTACATACATTTGTAGGAAGTCAGGCAGCAGCAACAAACGGTCTTTCAAGAGCACTTAATACTGTTGTTATAGGAACTGATTCACTTGGATTTACTTGTACTAGAGATGATCATAGAGGAATTCATACTTATCCAAGATCTACTGATCCAGCAGCTGGTGCAAGTTTAGGTGTTGAAGAAATTAATTCAGAAGCAATAGTTGTTAATGTTGGTTCTGGTGGTGGAGGCGGAACACAAGCAGCTATTAGTGCAGAGGTTGCATTTAACAAGCATAGGTTTGTTAGTGCTGGTATTAACAGTATTACTGTTACTGGTGGATCATCATTAACAGCAACTGATGCAGATTACAACCCACAAACTGGTGAGTTGGTAGTAACCAAAGCATCTCATGGTGTAAGCGGTGCAAGCACAATTACAGTATCAAACGCTGCTTATAATGAAAATACAGGTGTATTAACATTAACTAAGAATTCTCATGGATTCAATGTTGGAGATGATATCTTGATTACTGATGGTGCACTAACATTTACTTGCACTAAGGATAATAATTCAACAAATCATCCATATCCAAGATCTACTGACTATGCTAGTGGTAAGTGGTTAAAGATTACAAATAAAACTACCAATACGTTTAAAGTTAATGTAAACCCAAATCCAACCTCACCAGTATATGGGCATACATTTGTCGCATCAGAAACAGTTGCTGGTGGTATTCAAAAGTCTAATGCTAGTGTTGGTATTCAAACACATAGTATAGTATTCACTTGTGCTAAAGATGCTTTCCAATCACTTCATCCATATCCAAGACCAGTTGCAGGTGATGGTGATCCAGATCCAGCACATAATGCAACTTTACCAGTTGGTCTAGTTACACCTAATACATTTAGATTACAAGTTGGTAAATCTCCTGCAGGAACAGGTGGAGCATTAGATCTTAAAATTACTGAAGCAGGTGGTAATTATGTAAATCCATTAATTCAAACTCCAGATCCAGTTTATGAAAATCTTCCTGTCATAGGTGTTTCTAGATTGGGTATCGGCAAAACTACAAAAACTGGAGACAATCTATTAATTAGTGCAACTGTTGGTGCTGCTCAAACTACAGTTGGTATTGGATCTACTGGATTTTCTATATTTGACTTTAAAGTAACAAGATCTGGTCATTCGTTTAATGTTGGAGATAAATTTAAACCAGTTGGTCTTGTAACAGCCTCAAATCTACAAAAACCAATAGATGAGTTTGAATTGGAAGTAGTCGAAACATTTAATGATTTCTTCTCTGCTTGGCAATTTGGTGAAATTGATTTCATTGACAGTATTAAGTTGCTGCAGAATGGATCTAGAAGAAGATTCCCATTATTCTTGAATGGTCAATTAATTAGTTTTGAAAAAGATAGTAATGATTCATTATCAGATCAAATTGATCTTGATGCTGTTCTTGTTATATTCGTAAATGGTGTTTTACAAACACCTAAAATTTCATATCAATTTAATGGTGGAACAACCGTATTATTTACTGAAGCACCTTCAGTAAGTGATAAAGTTGATATATTCTTCTATGTTGGTCAGAGAGGAGTTGATATTGAAATAGTAGATGTACAAGAAACTGTAAAAATTGGTGATGATATTCAATTATTTAAAAATCCTAATTTTGTAGATACTGTTGATCAAGAGAGAAGTAGAATTATTAAATCTTTCTTAGGATCTGATATACTTGAAACTGACACATATATTGGTATAGGTATCACTGAGGATCAGGAAAAACCATTACAATGGACCAAACAGAAAGTTGATAAGATTATTCAAGGTGAAGTAATTAGTAAATCAAGATCAACTATTGAAGCACAAATTTATCCTACTGCTAAAATTATTGGTGATCTGACAATATCTTCTGGTAATGGTGGAACATTTGGTGGAATATTTGTTGATGATGCAGAATCATTCTATTATGAAGATACTAATAATCAAGCATTAGCATCTGGTGATAGATATGGAATTGGTATCAATGGTGTAGATGCTTTAGTAATCGAAGGAGATACAAGTTTGATTGGTGCTGCATTTACTGCTGTTGTTTCTGCTGCAGGAACAATACAATCATTAACTACATCTAATGTAGGATCTGGTTACACTGCTGGTCCAATTCATATTAATTTTGCTGCTCCACAGTCTGTTGGAGTAGGTGTTGGAACAACAGCATTTGCTAAGGCAACTATTACTGGTGGAAAAGTTTCAAATGTTTCTATTGAAAATGTAGGTTTAGGGTATACATTTACTGCACCTCCACAAGTTATTATACAACAACCACAAAATCTTACTGAAAGGATTACATCTATTCAAAATGTTGAAGGATATACTGGAGTTATTACTGGTATTACAACAACAAATGGAATAGGTGGTCATTCAACAGCACTTAAATTCTTCTATAGAGCAGATAAAACTGCTAATTCATTGTTAGCTCAATATCCAGTGTTCATAACAGACACTACAGTTGGAAATGGCGTAACTTCGGTTAATAGTAATAATAATTCTGTAGTTTCTATAGGTACAACATTCTTGGATAATATTTACATAGTAAATGCAATTTCTTCTTCAGGAGAAAATGGTGAAATTATATGCAATGTTCAAGATGGTTCTCCAATAGTTGGAATAGCAACTACTGGATTCCATAATCCAGCTAACACTGGATTAACAACATCATTAGGTAGGTTATCTTGGGGTAGACTATATACAACAGGCAGTAATGTTATCAGAAGTACAACTCCAATTTCAATAGGAGTTACTGGGTTTACAGTCAATTCTGGATTAACAACTTTCCCAACTGTTCAAAGAAGAAACTTTAAAGATACATCTTTGAAGGGATTAAGATCCACTGGATCGTTGAGAGTCTTTGGACTTCCATAATAAACCACTATAAATAGAAAAAAAAGTTTAATTACAATGTCGGCAATTGTTACTGATCAATTTAGAATTCTAAATGCAAATAACTTTGTTGAATCAGTAGAATCTACTAACAATTCATATTATGTTTTTATTGGTTTATCAAATCCAACAACAGTTGGATATGGTAGATCTTCTGGTTGGCAATCAAATACACCTCCACCTGAAGATAATTTTTCTTACAGGTCGCATGTTGGTGATACTATGATGTTTGGTAAAAAAATATCATCTGCAAATATTAGAAGAATTGTAAGAAAAGTAGATTGGGTTTCTGGTAATAGATATGAAATTTATAGAGATGATTACAGTGTAAAGAATCCTAGTCCAATAAATTCTGCTGCTAGATTATACGAAGCAAATTATTTTGTAGTAAATTCTGATTTTAAAGTTTATGCTTGTATTGATAATGGTGGTGATGGATCTAATCCAAAAGGTAGTATATCACAAGATGAACCAACATTTACTGATTTAGAACCAACAAAAGCTGGTAATAGTGGTGATGGTTATGTATGGAAATATCTATTTACGATTTCGCCAAGTGATATTATTAAATTTGATTCAACAGAATATATAACGGTTCCTAATAATTGGGGATCAAATACAGATTCTGGTATTAGAGCAGTTAGAGAAAATGGAGATTCTTCTGTTAATAATAACCAAATTAAGCATATTTTCATAGAAAAATCGGGTGCTCAATATGCTAACGGATTTGGACAAGAAGTTGATATACTTGGTGATGGAACTGGTGCAAAAGCAATAATTGATGTTGTTAATGGTAAAATAACTAATGCTACCGTCAGTTCTGGTGGTAAAGGTTATAGTTATGGATTAGTAGATTTAGGAACTTTAAACAGTAATGTTTCTACTGTAAATAGAGCAAAGTTAGTTCCAATAATTCCACCATCATTAGGTCATGGATATGACATTTACACTGAATTAGGAACTGATAGAGTTTTAGTATATGCAAGATTTGATGATTCTACTAAAGATTTTCCAACAGATTCAAAATTTGCACAAGTTGGTATTGTAAAGAATCCTACCAAAGTAGGAACTGCTGTTACATATACTGATAATACTTTTTCTTCTTTACAGGCAGTTAAGTTTGAAACAATAACTGGAACACCACAAATTGGTGAAGAAATTAAACAGACTCTAACTGAAGCACCAAATAATGGAAAAATTGTCACTGCTTATGTTGCTTCTTATGATGATTCTACCAAAGTTCTAAAATATTTTAGAGATAGATCTTTAAATTATACTACAACAGATGATCAGACTGATTATGCTGGTATATCAACCACTGGTAGAATATATAATTTTGAATCTGTAGCAACAGCAAATCAGATTAAGGGAGTTACATCTGCTTTCTCTGGATCTATTGATAATAATTTCTCTGGGATATCAACAAATCCTACTGGAACAAAATTAATTAACTTAGGAGTGACCTTCAACGCAGGGTTATCTGATAGTGAGATAAATAAAGGATCAGGGGAAATAATCTATCTAGATAATAGACCTTTGATTGCTCGAAATTCTCGACAAAAAGAAGACATTAAAATCATCCTGGAATTCTAAAGAAAAATGCCACAGAAGACTAACTTAAATATAAGTCCTTATTATGATGATTTTGATAAGGCAGACAATTTTTATAAGGTACTGTTTAAACCTGGACATCCAGTCCAAGCAAGAGAATTAACAGGTTTACAATCTGTACTTCAGAATCAATTAGAATCTTTTGGAAGTCATATTTTCAAGGAAGGATCAATGGTCATTCCTGGAAATATTGAATATGATCCAACATATTTTGCAGCAAAAATAAATCCAGATCATTTAGGTGTAGATGTTTCCATATATTTGGACGCAATTATTAATAATAACAATGGTAAAGGAACAAGAGTTAAAGGGCAAAATTCACAAATAGTAGCAACAATAAAAAATTATATTTTACCACCAGAAGAAGGTGTTGATGAAATTACTATATTTGTTAAGTATGTTCAATCAGGTACAAGTGGAGAGAGTGAAGCATTCCCTAATGGTGAAATATTAACCTTAGAAGAAAATGTAACTTATGGAAATACAACATTAACAGCAGGTGAAACTGTTTTAACGTTGGTTCCTGAGTTGGCAACAGCAACTGGAGCTGCTTTTGGTGTTAATGATGGTGTATATTTTATTAGAGGAACTTTTGTAGATGTTTCAAAATCCACAATTGTTTTAGAACCATATAATAATAAACCATCTTATAGAGTAGGTTTTCAGATTTTAGAAGAAATTGTAAATGCAAATGATGATCCTTCTTTGTTTGATAATGCAAAGGGATTTACAAACTTTGCTGCTCCAGGTGCTGATAGATTTAAGATAACAGTAAAATTAGCTAAAAAAGCACTATTAGATTTTGAAGATACTAATTTTGTAGAACTATTCAGAGTAAAGAATGGTGAAACTAAGAAATTACAGAATACTTCTGTATATTCTGAAATTAAAAAATATTTTGCAAAAAGAACATTTGATGAATCTGGAAATTATGCAGTAAAACCATTTACAGTTAATTTACAAAACTCATTGAATGATGAAATAAGGACTGCTGGTTTATTTACTGAAGGTCAAAAAACTGATGAAGGTAATGATCCATCAGAAGATATAATGTGCGTCAAATTATCACCAGGTAAAGCATATGTTAGGGGATTTGACGTTTATTTACCAGGTACAACTGTTTTAGATATAGATAAACCAAGAGATACTAAAACCGTTAAAAGTGCTTCTGTTTCTTATGAAATGGGAAGTCTATTAAAAGTTAATAATGTACATGGAACACCATTTATTAATATTGGTGGTGATGCTAATAATGTTATAGGTTTATATGGTCGTAGGAAAGATAATAACGCTGCTCCTACTGCTGGCACTGATTGGAATGGTGATCATAATCAGGTTGGGCAAGCTCGTGTTTATGCTTTTAATACCTCCGATGCACCATATACAGGTGCAAATACTGAATGGGATTTATATCTTTGGGATATTCAAACATTTACAATATTAGAAATATCTAATTTAGATACTGCTAATAAAGCTGGAACAAGAGTTCGTGGTTTAAGTAGTGGTGCTATTGGATACTTGGCAAAAGATGCTGGATCTATTCATGCCACAGAAATTATAGTAACTCAGACAACTGGAACTTTTGTTCCAGGTGAGTCATTAATATTTAACGAACGAACTTCTACTAGTAATTCATCAATACTTCCTAATGGTATTGATGCTTATACTGTAGATGATATTAAGTCAGTTTATCAGGATTCAAAAACTGCTTCTGGTAATGATATACCAATAGGTGCAATTTTTACTGCAGACTCTGTTCTTTACGATAGAATCTTACCCAATTTTTCACCTACTGATATTTTAGGTATTCTTGGCAATAACTCCAATGCAGCAACTGCAACTTGTCCACTAAGAAGATTTTCTGGAAAAGTTGGGATTAAGACAGAATCTATAATTTCATATCAAAGAGGTGATTTTACTGATCCAGTATTTAATAGAGTATCTAATATTAGTGCTGATGGTGCCACTTTAACTCTATCTGAAGTTGCAGATGTTGCTGGTGTTTGTGAAGGTGATATTCCAGTTGCTGGTGTATCTACCGAATCTACTTTCTTTATAAAATCTCCAAAAATTACAAATTTACAAAAATCTGGTCTCTTTAGTCCTCTACCAAAGAGAAATGTATCTTCTGTAGATGTATCAACTGCTTCATTGCAGATTAAACGTCAGATAACAGGGCAGAATGCTAGTGGTAATTCAATTACTATGAATAGTAGTGCAGGATTGGATGCAAGTGCTGGAATTACCAGTGCTTTCTTTGAACCATTTGATGTTGAGAGATATGCGGTCACATATAGTAATGGTACTGTTGAAAAATTAACATCAGATCAGATTACTATAACAAATAATGGTAATGATATTAAGTTTTCTGGATTAGCGTTAGCAACTAATAATGCTACTGTTAATGTTACTCTGAAGAAAGTAGGTCTTAATACTAAATCTAAGGATTATATTAGAAGTGAAAAGGTAACAATAGATAAAACTGCTGGTGTATCAACTACTGGTAACTTATCTCAAAGTGATGTTTATGGTGTTAGAGTTGAAGATAAAGAGATTTGTTTAAATGTTCCTGATGTTGCAAATATTGTAGCAGTTTATGAATCTAAAAATACAAGCACACCAACTTTAGATAAATTAACTTTTGTGAGTGGATTGAGTCTCAATACAAATACTATTGTTGGTGAAAAAGTATTAGGAAATGATAGTAGAGCTATTGGTCAAATAGTTAATAGAGTATCAGATACTGAAGTTGAATTTGTATATTTAAATGCAAATAAATTTAATAAAGGAGAACTTGCTACATTCAAAGAATCTAATATTGAAGCAGTAATACAAGTTATTACAAGTGGAAATTATACTGATAGAACGAATAACTATCGTTTAGATACTGGGCATAGATCACAATATGCTGATTATTCTAGAATAGTCAGAAAATCAAAGGCATCTGCACCTTCTAAAAAATTATTAGTTGTATTTAATAAGTATAAAATTGCTAGTGGTACTACTGGTGATTTGTTTACTGCAAATTCTTACAATAAAGAAAGATATACTTTTGATATTCCATTTGTTCAAGGTAATAGAGCAACTGATATACTTGATTTTAGACCAAGAGTAAAAACATATACTTTTAGTGAAACTGGTGGATCCCCATTTGCATTCAAAAATAGAACAAATAATTTTGAGGAAACAATTCCATATGTTGTAGCACCTAATGAGAGTTCTATTATAGGATTTACTTATTATCTACCAAGAATTGATAAATTAGTAATTAACAAATTTGAGGAAGTTAAATTAATTAAAGGTGTTTCTGCAGATAATCCTACACCACCAACTGAACTTGGTGATTCTATGGAAGTTGCACAGATATCACTTCCACCATATCTTTATGATCCAATTAAACAACCAAATATAAAATTATTTGATAATAGAAGATTTACCATGAGAGATATTGGTAATCTTGAAAAAAGGATTATTAATTTAGAAACATTTACATCACTTAGTGCATTAGAATTAGATACTAAGACATTATCAGTAAAAGATGCACAAGGTAATGATAGATTTAAGACTGGTTTTGTTGTAAATAACTTCAAAAATAGAGACTTTATCGACTTTAATAGAGAAGATGGATCTAGATGTGATGTTAATACTTCAAAGAATGAATTAATAAGTGCTGTTGATTTTTGGTCATTACGTGCTGAATTAGCATTAAATATAGGTATTGATCCAGCTCAAGCAGATTTAAGTTCTAATCTTGATTTATTAGACCCAAATTGTAAAAAAACTGGTGATTTATTAACTTTAGATTATACTGAAGTTGATTGGATTGATCAACCACAAGCAACTCAAGTTGAAAATATTAACCCATTTAATGTGATTGTATTTGTTGGTGGTGTAATGTTAGATCCACCATCAGATAATTGGGTTAGAACAATCTATGTTGATGATCATAGAGAAGAATCAAGTGGTGCAGAATGGGCACAGGTAGCAAATATAGTTAATCAGAACTCTAGTTCATCTTCTAATAGTGTTGATAATGTTGACACTACTGTTAATACTGTCGAAATACCAGCAGATCAAGATAGATTTGAGGGTAATCATCAATTAACCACAACAACTAATACAACTACTACAACCACTACAACTACCACAACAACAGAGACAGAAACTGAATTTATTAATCAGTTAAATGGACCTTCAAGAGAATTTAATTATGTTGAAAGTGTTAAAGTTTCTGGTGCAACTGATCCATTCATGAGATCTAGAAATGTTTACTTTGCTGCTAACGGATTAAAACCACTCACTAAACATTATCAATATCTTGATAGTGGTGTTCCTGATGTGTTCCCTAAATTAGTTGAAATATCAATGACAACTGGAACATTTACAGTTTTTGAAAATGCAAAAGTAGAACTTAATGGAACTCAGATAGGATATATTAGAGTACAAAAACCAAATCATAAATTTGGAGATACTAGTAGACCAGATATTGCTGCTGGACTTGGATCACCATCAGTTATTGTTGAAGAGTATACAGTAGATCCTTTTGATAGAGATAGACCTGCTCCATCTACAACTTATTCTGCAACATCTAAAATATTTAATACTGATGTTAGTGCTTTAGCAAATCAAGAACAATATTTTGGATATATTGTTAAAGATGCAACTATTATTGGTGAAACAAGTGGTGCTGTGGCAACAGTTACAAGTGTTGATTTAAATTCTGATAATTGGGGTGACTTGTTAGGTACATTCTTCTTTAGAAATGCAAATGTAAGTCCTCAACCACCAGTATTATTCTTCTCTGGTACAAAAACCTTTAGAGTTACAGCAGCACCTCCAGGAACGCTTCCATTACCTGGTAGCACAGTATTTGCTAGTGATGCTTCTGGTGTATATTCTGGAAGTGGTACTATTTTAACTCAGGAAACTTCTACTGTTGGAGTTAGAAATCCACCCCCACCTGCCCAAAGACCAAATGAAGTTACAACAAGTGTAAATGTAAATGTAACAAGTGCAGTGAGTGGTGTTACTCAAAGTGAGGAACTTACTAAAGCACCTTATAGAGATCCTCTTGCACAATCATTTACTGTTGATGAGAGTGGTGCTTTCTTAACATCATTTGATGTATACTTTGCTGCAAAAGATCCAAATGCAAAATGTTTTGTAGAACTTAGAACAGTTGAATTGGGAACACCAACTAGTTTCCTTGTTCAAGATTATGCACAAGTTACATTAAATCCTGAAAATATTAATGTATCTAATGATGCATCGGTTCCAACTACAATTAGATTCCCATCACCAGTTTATCTTGAACCAAGAACTGAGTACGCTATTGTATTCTTATCACCTGGTTCTGATTTATATGAAATGTGGGTTGCTACAATGGGTCAGAAAACTGTTAAGAGTACAAATCTTCCTGATGTTCAAGATGTTGTTGTTTCTAAACAGTACATTGGTGGTAGTTTATTTAAATCACAAAATGGATCTATATGGACACCAAGCCAGTATCAAGATTTAACATTCAAATTACGTAAAGCGGAATTTGTTCCTAGTGGTACTGTAACATTCTATAATAGTGATATTGGTGCAGGATATAATACTCAAGTATTATCAGACAATCCAATAAGAACTTTACCTAGAAAACTAATAGTTAAACTTACAGGTAGTAATGCTGCTTCAGTTGCTAAGTTATCTGCAGGTAGAAAAGTAAGTACTGATAATGGTACTGGTAATGAAAATTCTGCTGAAGATATTTCAATCACTGGAATTATTGAAGCAAGGGGTTCTGTTATAACACCTGACGTGGGAATATCAACAATTTCTCGTGGTAGTGGTTATAGTCTTACTCAAACTGGCAGTATTCCACTTATATCACTTACAGGTAATGGTACAGGTCTTACAGCATCAGTTAATACAACTAATGGTGTAGTTGATTCAGATGGAATAAGTAATTTATCTGGTGGATCTGGATTTATTGTAGGTGAAGTATTAACGATTGATAATAGTAGTGGATTTGTTAATTCTGGACAAGGATTTAAATTAGTTGTGACTGCTATTAATAATACAACTGATACACTTTACCTAACAGATGTTCAAGGAGAACATTTTATAGCAAATCATCAAATTGTTGATTATGGTGCTAATAAGGATACTAGAGCATTAACTCCTAATACTAATGTTATTTCTACTCAGTCAACTGCATCAGTTGTTAATGGTGATTTGAATACTGGTAATATCTTTGAGGTTATACAACCTAATCATGCACATCATGGTATTAATAATAAAATTGAAATTAAGAATGTAATACCAGATACTCCATTAGCACAAACTACTGCAGATTTGGATACCGCAGGTCAAGAAGTTACTGTTTCTGATGTTAAACCATTTACAATAGCATCTGGTATTGCAACAGATAGAGGTGAAGCATTGATTGGTGAAGAAATAGTTTCTTATACTGTTGGTGTAGGTAAATTGACTTTAACTAAGAGAGGTGCATCAAATACTCCAGTTCTTCCACATCCATCAGGTTCTGACATTCAAGTCTATGAAGCAAGTGGAGTTTCTTTGAGTGGTATTAATACAACATTCAATATTTCTAGTAATGCTACATTAAGAAGTAATTCTAACATTGATAATTATTATCTCGAAGTTAATAGAACATCTCTTGATACTTTAACTCAAAGAACAGGAAATGCTTTATTATGCTTTACTAGTGATAAAGCAGTTGGTGGTAATAATGTTGGTGCATCTCAAAACCATCAATTTAGTACATTCTCACCACAGTTTAATGTTATTACACCTGGAAAGACAAAGGTTAGCACTTCAGTAAGAACTGTTAGTGGAACTAGTTCTGGTGGATCAGAAGTATCATTTATAGATCAAGGTTTTGAACCAACTACTTTAAATGAAACTACATTCTTCCCAACACCTAGATTGGTTGCTTCTAGAATTAATGAAACTGAATATCTATCAACATTACCAAGAAGTAAATCATTAAGCGTAAAAGTTGATATGGTTTCACCTGACGTTAATTTATCTCCTGTATTAGATGTTCAAAATGCAACACTCATACTTGGTAGAAATAAAATTAATAACCCTATTGGTAAAGATAATTATGCTACTGATACCAAGACATTACAGACAAGTAATGATCCACACGGTTCAATATTCATATCTAAACCAGTTTCTTTACAACAACCAGCAACATCATTAAAAGTGTTGTTAGCTGCTAGTGTTCAACCAGAAGCAGACTTTAGAGTATATTATAGATTATTCACCGCAGATTCAACGGAAGTTTCACAAACATATAGAGCATTTCCTGGATTCAAAAATCTAAGAGATACTAATGGTGATGGATTTGGTGATGAAATAATTGACATATCATTAAATGATGGTAGTGCAGATGCTATTGTTGCACCTAATAGACCAGATCAATTCTCAGAATATCAATTCTCAGTTGATGATCTACAACAGTTTAGTGGATTTACTATCAAAGTTGTAATGACCTCCACAAACGAATCTGTTCCAATTAGAATTAAAGACTTTAGAGCAATCGCATTGGCATAGTGAAGAATACTATTAATCCTCCAGTAAAATTTCTTTTAGATCCATCAGGATCTGGAAAATTGATTAAATTCTTTTTACCTTTTGATTTCAGGTCCGTTGAAGAAAAGTTAAAGCATTATCCTTTCAATAAGATATGAAAACTTTTAAGCAATTCCAAGAAGCAATTGCATTAGCTCCACTTGCAATACCAGCATCAAAGTTGGTTGGTGCTGGACTTGCTGCAACTGGTCTTACTGGTATGGTATTGCAATCTAAAAAGAAGAAATCTAAAGAAGATGGTCTTCCATTAGACAAACTAGGTGGAATGCCAGATCCAGTAGAACAGGAACTCAAAAAGAATCCAAAAGCAAAGGAAATATTATCTGGTCCGTTTGATGTTGATCCCAGAACTACTAAGGCATATGGAAGAAGACAAGTTAGAGGTCCTAATGGGTATGAGGGATCTAATAATCCTAATGTAGAGAAAGTTAGACAAGAATTAGAAAAAAGAGGAGATGCTACCCAATTAAATAAATTTAGAGATAAATTCTTAAAGAACTTAAAAAAACCTAGAAGGAAAGTAGACAATGATCCCAGTTGAAGGACATAAAAATCTGTTTCGTGATGAAAAAACAGGTGCGATAGTTAATTGTGATAATACAGGATATAGTGATTATGTATCACAAAGAAGAAGACAATTGGATGAAAGAGCAGAATTAGACATAATGAAGAATGATATTAACGAGATTAAAAGTCTTCTAAAAGAACTAACAAGTAGGATAACATAATAAAGTATAAATATATAATAGATCTGAATTGCTTTTATAGATGGCAGATATTAAAGTCCGAATAGGGCAACATAACGCAACTAAGGTTATATCCTCACTTGCTGGTGCCCAAACACTATCCTTATCGGAATTAAGTGATGTAAATGCCTCTAGTTTATCTAATGGAATGGTACTTGTATATAATGGTACAACTAAAAAATTCGACACCACTTTGGAATTGACTCCAGGTGCAACCCAGAATCTAGATATTAACGGAGGTAACTTTTAATGGCCAGTGTAATAAGAATCAAACGGTCTTCTGGCACAAGTAAACCTGCCAGTCTTCAATGGGGTGAGATGGCATATGTAACTGGTATAGGCAGTTACGGTGGTAATAATCAATATAAAGATAGAGTATTTCTTGGAGATGACGGAACCAATGTAAACCCTGTTGGTGGTCATTATTATACATCTATGATGGAACATTCACCAGGAAATATTGCTGGTGTATCAAATACAAGAAATAGTGATGGTGGTATAGTTGCTATTCTTGATAGTAATAGAAAAGTAGATTTATGGAATGTAGATAATCTTCGTTTAGATGGGAATACTTTATCTTCAACAGATACGGATGGTGATATTACACTTGATGCAAATGGAACTGGAGAAATTGTAGTTCCTGATGATAGTTTCTTTACTTTTGGTACTGGAAAAGATGTAAAATTTGAATATGATGAAGATAGCACTGATAGATTACAAGTAACTGGTGCACCAATAACATACAATAATACAACTGAATCTACAAGTAAAATTACTGGTAGTGCTGTATTTAAAGGTGGTGTTGGTGTTGAGAAAAATCTAAATGTTGGTGGATCATTTAGTTCACCTAATGGTGGTACTTTTGACAAAGTTGAAATAAAAGATAATATTATATCAACTCTAGGTGGTTCTGGAAATCTTTTATATCTTGATCCATATCCAGATGGTTTGAGTAATGAAGGTACTGTTATTATCAAAGGTAGTTTGCAAGTAGATGGTACAACAACTTCTGTAAACTCTACAGTTTCAACACTTAATGATCCCATAATGCATCTTGGTGATCTTACAAGTGATAAAACAGTAATGACAACAGCTGCAGTTGGTGTCAGTACTCTTAGATTAGATTCCCTTGTTGGTATCGCTACAGGTGATGTTATTTCAGGAAGTCCTTTACTAGGTTTATCTGGTGTTGGTACTGTTACTACGTTTGATTTAACGAATAAAATTGTTACTATTGATGTAACTGTTCGTGCTCCAGGTATTTCTACTACTACACAATTGACAGTTACTCACGCAAGAGATACTCAAACTGATAGGGGTATTTCTTTTGGTTATAATACAAGTGTTGGAGTAGGTAACAATAAATTAGGATTCTTTGGTTACACTGATCAATCACAAACAGGTAGTAGTGCTCCTGATAGATCTTGGACATATATTCCCGATGCTAGTCTTGCCAATAGTCTAATAACAGGAACCAGAGGATTTCTTGATATTAAAGGTATCTATTATCAAACTGGTGATTACAATACTCATGGTGTTGTATATTTTGATGCTAATGGATTACAATCTTCAACTAATGCACCAACTTCTCCAGTCATAACCTCTAAACAGGTTATGGTTGCTATCACTAAAAACACTTTAACAACATCTGGTAATGTAACATTAGCAGTTGGTGATATTGTTAAGCAAGATACTAGTGGTGCTTATGGTGTAGTTGAAACAGCAGTTAATGCTGGAAATTCAGTTCCTTTAGTTGGTGTTGAAGGTACATTTAATACTACCAATAATTTAAGAAAAGAAGGAAATAACGGTGCTATCGCTAATTTAAGCGTAAATCCAAGTGCTGTTAATGTTAATTACTCTAACAAACCATCTTGGACTTCAACCCTAGACGGAGGTACATTCTAAATGCAGCAAAATAGTGAAGTTGACGTAAATGTTCTTGTGAAAATATATCATCAAAAACTTGCAAATGCATTAAACCAAAACGTTCTTTTAGAAGCTAAACTTGAAACTTTAAAACAAGATTATGAGGAAAAAATAAATAATCTTCTACAGGACACTGCTAACATCGAGGATAAAGAATAATGGCAAAACCATCAACTAGACAAGGACTTATCGATTATTGTTTTCGTAAATTGGGTGCACCAGTTTTAGAAATCAATGTCGATGATGATCAGGTTGATGATTTAGTTGATGATGCTATTCAACTATTCAATGAACGTCATTTTGATGGTGTTGAGAGAATGTATCTCAAATATCAACTCACTCAAGATGATATTGATAGAGGTGCTGCTAAAAATGGAGATGGAGTTGGTATTGTCACAACTACTGCAACTTCAACAAATATCAGTGGTTATGGAACCACTGTTAGTAATTGGTATGAAACTTCTAATTTCTTACAAGTTCCCGATTCAGTTATTGGTATAGAAAAAATATTTAAATTTGACACCAGTTCTATTTCTGGTGGAATGTTTAGTATTAAGTATCAATTATTTCTAAATGATCTTTATTACTTTAATTCTGTTAACTTATTACAATATGCAATGACAAAATCATATCTGGAAGATATTGATTTTTTACTCACAACTGATAAACAAGTAAGGTTTAATAAAAGACAAGATAGATTATATCTAGATATAGATTGGGGTGCTGAAAGTGTTGATAATTGGTTAATTCTTGATTGTTACAGGGCATTAGATCCTGATTCGTTTACTCAAGTCTATAATGACCAGTTTCTTAAATTATATCTTACTGCATTAATTAAAAGACAATGGGGGCAGAATTTAATAAAATTTAGAGGAGTAAAACTTCCTGGTGGCATTGAACTGAATGGTCGTGAAATATATGATGATGCAGAAAGAGAGATTGAAAGTATAAGATCAAGAATGGCAAATGAATATGAATTACCACCATATGATTTTATAGGTTGATGAGATATGGCATTAAATCCGTTTTTTCTACAAGGTTCTCAATCAGAACAAAGATTGGTACAAAACCTCATAAATGAACAATTACAAATATATGGTATAGAAGTTAGTTATATTCCAAGAAAATTTGTAAATGTAAAATCAATTATTCAAGAAGTTCAATCATCAAAATTTGATGATAATTTTTCTATAGAAGCTTATATTGATAATTATGATGGATATTCAGGAACAGGAGATGTTTTAACAAAATTCGGAATGAGTTTAAGGGATGAAGTAACTCTTACAATTTCAAGAGAAAAATTTGAAGATTTTATAGCACCATTTATGGCTGCTGATGATTATCTATTATCCACTAGACCAAGAGAAGGTGATTTAATATTTTTTCCACTAGGACAAAGATTATTTGAAATTAAATTTGTAGAACATGAAGAACCTTTCTATCAGTTGGGTAAAAATTATGTTTATAAACTTAAATGTGAACTATTTGAATATGAAGATGAAGTTATTGATACTTCTATTGAAGCGATTGATACTCAAGTTGAAGATGAAGGGTATATTCAAGAATTGCAGTTAGTTGGAATTGGTAGAACTGCTACTGCTGTAGCATCTATTAATACTGGATATGTTCGTGAAATATTCTTGAATAATGATGGATCTGGATTTACAGGTGTTCCTGTTGTATCAATTAGCACATCACCTAGTGGACAAATAGGAGACAATGCTACTGCTGTTGCATTTACAACAGAAAGAGCAGGTGTGAGATCAGTTGAGAAGATATTAATGACTAATGCTGGTGCTAATTATACATCTCCACCAATAATTACAATATCAGGTGGTGGTGGAACAGGTGCTGCTGCAACTTGCTCCGTAGAGACTACTTTCAAAGGTGTAATTAGATTTACTATGACAGATAATGGTGTTGGTTATGGAACTGCACCTTTGGTTACAGTTGCACAACCAGGTTCTGGTACCACAGCAACTGGAATATCTTCTATAGGTTCTGTAGGTGTATTCAAGCAAATCAATTCAATATTTGTTGAAAATCCTGGTAGAGGTTATGCATCATCACCTGTTGTTACTATTGCAAATCCAGAAACAATTAGTGGAATAGGTACATATATGTTTAATGAATTAGTACAAGGAATGAGATCTGGAACTCAAGCAAGAGTTAAGAGTTGGGATTTGGATACTATGATTCTTAAAGTATCGAATGTTGGAATTGGTACAACAACCACAGGATTCTTTGATGGTGAAGATATTAAAGGTCTAGAATCTGGTGCTTTGTATAGTGTATCAGCATATGATAAACAGGATGCTAATGATAAATATAATGAAGGTGATATATTTGAAACAGAAGCAGATTCTATTTTAGATTTCACAGAATCTAATCCATTTGGTACTTACTAATGTTAGGAACATATTTTTATCACGAGATAATACGAAAAACAGTTATTGCTTTTGGTACACTCTTTAATGACATATATGTGCGTCATGAGGATGGTTCTGGAAATGATATTAGTGAAATAAAAGTTCCTGTTGCTTATGGTCCTAGACAAAAATTCTTAGCAAGAATACAGCAGCAACCAGAATTGAATAAAGCAGTTCAAATAACATTACCAAGAATGTCATTTGAAATATCTTCTATATCTTATGATTCAACTAGAAAGTCTGGTATTACTCAGACTTTTAAAGTAAAAGATGGTGAACAAATGAAGAAGGTTTTTATGCCTGTTCCTTACAATCTTGGATTTGAATTAAATATTCTTACTAAACTTCAAGATGATGGACTACAAATTCTTGAACAAATATTACCATTTTTTCAACCAGGATTTACATTGTCAGTTGATTTAGTTAAATCAATTGGTGAAAAAAGAGACATTCCAATGGTTCTTCAAAGTATCACACAACAAGATGATTATGAAGGAGATTTTGCTACAAGAAGAGCGTTAATTTACACTCTTCAATTTACAGCAAAAACTTTTATGTTTGGTCCTATTGCAGATACTCCAGATGGACTTATTCGCAAAGTTCAATTGGATTACTATTCAGATACGAATACAAGAACAGCAAAACGTGTTCAACGTTATACTGTTGCTGCTAAAGCGAAAAAAGACTATAACGAAGATAATGTTATAGATGCTAAGGATGATCCATTTATAGAACCAGGTGATGATTTTGGATTCACAGAAACTTCGACTTTCTTTGGAGATGCTAAAGATTTCAGTCCAACACGTAAAGTAGACCTCTAATGACAATTATTACAGAAAAAAATAAATCTGGAGATAGTTCTCTTCACGATTGGTTTAATAAATCCAAATCTTCTGATGGTAAGAAAGGTTGGGTTCAGTTAGGTGGTAAATATGCAGGTAAACCTTGTGCTAAACAACCAGGTCAAAAGACTAAACCTAAGTGTGGTTCTAGCAAGATGAAGAGGAATCTAAATAAGAAAGAGGAGGCAGCAGCTTTCAGACGTAAAAATAAGAAAGATCCTAATCCAAATCGTAAAGGACGGGCAATTAACGTGAGAACCGAAGAAACTATTGATCAGTCTTTTAGAAGAATTCTAGAAGAGAAGAAGGCACAGAAATGTTGGCCTGGATATGAGAAGAAGGGAACCAAAAAAATGTTTGGTAAGACCTATAATAATTGCGTTAAAAAAGAAGAAGTAGAATTAGAAGAAAAGAAAAAAGCAAAAAAAGATTATGATGGTGATGGTACAGTAGAATCTCCAACTGCTGAGTATAAAGGTTCTAGAGATAAAGCTATCAAAAAAGCGATATCAGTGAAAGAAGGTCATTATGGTTCTGCTGTAAATAAAATTCCAAAAGAATTAGATAAAGCAGTTGCATTGCATAGTAGTCAAGCAAAAAGATTGAGGGCATCTGATGAGTTTAAGAAAGATGCTGGTAAGACCGCAAACAAAATACCTGGTCAATTAGATAAGGCAGTTGCAATGCATACTAAGCAAGCTAAGCAACTTAGAGATGCTGGTGTAGGTGATGAAAAGAATTGTGGATGTGGTCAAACACCCTGCAAAACTTATGGTAAGAAAAAGAAAGAAATGTCAGAAGGTAAAAAGGATGCTTGTTACCATAAGGTAAAATCAAGATATTCTGTTTGGCCTAGTGCTTATGCTTCTGGTGCTCTTGTTAAGTGTCGTAAAGTAGGTGCTGCTAACTGGGGTAATAAAACCAAAAAAGAATCATATTCTTGGAGAGATGATTTTGATTATATTAAAGAAGGTGCTGCTTGGACAAGGAAAGAAGGTAAGAATAAATCTGGTGGATTAAATGAAAAGGGTCGTAAGTCTTATGAACGTGAGAATCCTGGTTCCGATTTAAAGGCACCAAGTAAAAAGAAAGGTAATAAGCGTAGAAAATCTTTCTGTGCTCGTATGAAGGGTATGAAGAAAAAATTAACTTCTAAAAAGACTGCAAGAGATCCTAATTCAAGAATTAATAAGTCCTTAAGGGCTTGGAACTGTTAATACTATGAAAGATAATTATGACGATTTGAATGATAC